TGATCGTCCGCCGCGAGGAGGCCATGGCCGCAGAGGTTATGACCACCAACGCGCTGGTCATGAAGCACTACGGCGACAACGACGCAGACTTTGAAGAAAAGTCCGTCCAGTACTACGAAGGCGAAAGCAACCCCGCTTCCGTGACGATCACAACCCCCTGGAGCGACGCCTCCGCTGACATCTACAGCGACCTGGCATCCATGATCACCATGGCACGTCAGAGCGGCCTGCGCGTCTCCGAGCTGGTCGTCGCCGCAAACGTCGTGCCCATGATCCGCAAGAACACCGGCATCAAGGAATATCTGGATATCAAGGGCTACGAAATGGGTCACATCCAGCCCCGCGAGCTGAACGACGCCGGCGCAGCCTACATCGGCACCCTGAACGTGGACGGCACGATGATCGACATCATCAGCTACGCCGCCCAGTACAAGGACGACAACAACACCTGGGTGAACTACATCCCCGCCAACACCGTTGTTCTGACTGCTCCCGCAGCAGGCCGCACCGTCTACGGCGCCGTTACTCAGCTGGAGAAGGACGAGATTTTCCACACCTACGCAGCCAAGCGCGTGCCCAAGTACACCAGCGATACAAAGACCGACACCCGCGAGCTGCGCCTGGCATCCCGTCCTTTGATGATCCCCAACAACAAGAACTGCTTTATCACCGCCAACGTCGGCTGATAAACGAACACAATAGGAGGAATTGCAATGGTCAAGATCAGAATGACTTCCGGCGCTCTTTGCTGGAAGGATGGGGCAGTAATTCGCGCGGGCGATCCTCCCTTTGAGGTGGACGAAGCGCTGGCCCGGCGATTGGTAGAGGAGAAGGGCGTGGCAGAATATGTCACGCCCTATCCCGTGGAAGAAGCAGATGAAACTGCCAACCCCGAGGAGGAAGCGGAAGAACCCGCAGCAGTGCCTCTCTATCACATCGGAATGACAGCCAAAGAGCTCCGCGAAATTGGCGCCGAGTATGGCCTGACTTTTAAGCAGGGCATGAGCAAGGCGGACATGGTAAGCAAAATGGATGAACTCTTTGGAGCCCAGGAGCCCGTAGAGGACGCCCCCACATTTGACGCAGCAGAGGCGGTGCAGTAAATGAGCTTTCAAGATCAGGTCGGAATGGATCTCAGACGCACATTTCTGAACGACATGGACTTTGCCGAGGTTCGGAATATTGACGGAGAACCGATGCATGTTGTGGTTGACGATCACAGCCTTGTGGAACGCGGGCAGGCAGAGCACACAGACGGCCTCTATTCCGCCCAGGTCTTACTCTACGTTTCCGCCGAGGAATACGGAGCACGCCCCAAACAGGGCAAGCTCCTGACCATGAACGGCAGGGACTACAGAATCGTGAAGGTGGAAGAGGACGTGGGCCTTTACACCTTCACGCTGGAGGCGAATCGCGTATGAGTATGCTGATCGTTGACCTCAATTCCTACTACGAAGAGGTGGCGGAAACGCTGGGAGAGCTCAGGGGGGAGACAGAAAAAGTCCTCCGCTCCGCGCTTTCCAACACATCTCGCCGGGTAAGGAAGCAGGTCACCAAAGAGGCGGCCTCGCGCTACGCATACCAGGACGACAGCGCCTGGAAAGCGACCAATGCCGGCGCGCTCAAGCTCAAGGCAGGAACGAGGCAAGACCGCTTTTACACGAAGCTCACCTCAGAGGGCCCCATGAGCGAGCTTATGGATTTTATGGTTGCCCCCAATGCATACGATCCCGGCAGCAGACCGGACGCGCACAAGGCGAAAGTCCTGAGCTCCGGCGCCCTAAAGATACTTGGAGACAAACCAAAGCCGTTTATTGCACGGTTCAAGAGCGGGCACATTGCGGTTGTCCAGAGAACAACGGACAACCGCCTGCCGGTAAAGAAGCTCCTGTCTCCCTCTGTACCTTCCATGGTAAAGAACGCCGGCTTACAAGAGACGGCGGCGGAGTTGATGCAATCGGAGCTCCCGGTTCAAATTCAAAAAGCGATACAGCGAACACTTAGGAAGGCGGCGAAAGCATGAGAACACCGTTTGACTTACAAGACGCGCTTTGTGCGGAAATGGCCCAGCTGTTCGACAGCTTCCCGCTGAAAGATGCAGCAGGAAACCGGACAAAGCTCAAGGTTTACCCGCAGGACCTCCCGGAGACAGTGACCGACGATGAGGACGGCACCGAGCCAACCCCTTACTGCATCGTGAAGCTGGTAGACGGGACCGCCGGCGGAAGCAGAAACAGGGTCCGCGTAGTCCTTGTTTTCTGCGTGCGTGACACAGCAAGGGACAGACAAGGGCACCGGGATATCCTAACCTTGCTCAATCGAGTATACGCGCGCTTCGCCCGAAACCCGTACCTGGGGAATTTCATCTTCCCTGTTGACGATGAGGCCGCATTTGAGTGGGCCATCCAGGATGAGGACACTTACCCATACAACATCGGCGCCTGCAAACTCATGTTTGACTGCCCGACAGTTCAAAAGGAGGACCCCTTCACATGAGAAAAAACAAGAGGGCCGAACATGTGGCCTATTGCGGGCCCACGATCCCACACGTAGTCCGCAGCTTTACAGTCTTTGAAGATACGCCGGAAGCACTAAAGGAGCAGGGCTCCAAGTGCCCGGCAATCTTAGCATTAACCGTGCCTTTGTCCCAAATGGCCGAAACCCGCCGCGCGCTCAAAATGCCCGGCAGCAGACAGGCCATTCTGTACGGGCACATTCAGAAATTCATTCAAGGAGGTATCCGTTAAATGTCCTACAAACACGGCGTATACGTCACGGAACAGGGCACAAGCCTGACCGCGCCCATTGAGGGCACATCCGGCTTGCAGGTCGTATTCGGTACAGCGCCCTGCAACCTTGCGGTCGATCCCGCAGCAGCCGTGAACCAGCCCAAGCTCTGCCACACCTTCGAGGAGGCAAAGGCGGCCGTCGGCTACTGCGACGACTTCAAAAACTACACCCTGTGCCAGGCCATTGACGCAAGTTTCCGCGTACACAACACTGCTCCTATTATTCTTGTGAACGTCCTGGACCCCGCAAAGCACAAGAAGGATGTGGAGACAGAGGAAATGACACTGACCAACAAGCAGGTGACCATTTCCGCAGCAGGCGCCCCCGTCTTTGGCATCATCAAATCCACCCTTAAAGTTTCCACAGCATCCTCCAGCGGCGAACTGGAAGAGGGCACCGGCTACCTGGTGTCTTACGACGCCCAGGGCCTGTGCACGATCACAAGCCTGGTGGAGGCAGACAAGTTGTTTATCAGCTACAGCAAGCTGGACCCGACAGCTGTCACCGAGGCCGATGTCGTCGGCTCCGTTGGCGCAGATGGTAAGGAAACCGGCCTGGAGCTGCTCCGCACCATCTATCCCAAATTCGGCATGACCGCCGGGCTTATCTCCGCCCCCGGCTGGAGCCACAAGGCAACAGTCGCAGCAGCCCTGGAGGCAAAATGCGAAGGCATCAACGGCGTATTCTCCTGCGAATGCGTCATTGATATTCCCACCAGCACAGCCAAACTCTACAGCGCGGTCAAAGCAGCCAAAGAGACCCTGGGCGCAGACAGCAAACACTGTCTCGCTTGTTGGCCTATGGGCAAGGTTGGGGAAAAGATTTACTACCTTTCCGCCCTTGTTTCTGCCTTGCAGTCGAAAACCGACGCCAACAACGACGATGTGCCTTATCGCAGCCCCTCCAACCAGAGCCTGGGCGTTACCGGCCTGTGTCTGGAAGATGGCTCCGAGGTGATCCTGGACCAGGACCAGGCCAACACCGTGAACAGCTACGGCGTCATTACGGCGCTGAACGCAAACGGCTTCAAGGCATGGGGCAACAACACAGCAGCCTATCCCGGCAGCACCGACCCCAAGGATCGGTGGATTCCCTGCCGCCGCATGTTTACCTGGTGGGGCAACACCCTCATCCAGACGTATTTCCAGAAGGTGGACAACCCCATGAACCGCCGCCTCATTGAGAATATTGTGGACAGCGAGAACATCCGGGGCAACAGCTTTGTCGCCAGAGGCTACGTCGCAGGCGCCAGCGTGGAGTTCCGCGACACCGACAACCCCGCCACAGATTTGCTCAACGGCATTGTCCGCTTTAAGTTGAACCTCGCCGCCTTCGTTCCTGCGGAGGATATCGAGTTCATCCTGGAATTTGACGTAAACGCAATGACCGATTCCATCGTCGGAGGTGAATAAACATGGCAAAGAACATTCCCGATAAAATCAATGACTTCAACGTCTACGACGACGGAGAACGACTGATCGGCATCGGTGAGGAAGTAACCCTGCCCGACATCGAAATGATGAGCGAAAGCGTTATCGTTCCCGGCGGTGAGGTAGACAGCCCCACAATCGGCCAGTTTACCAGCGGTCAGGTTGAAATCCCCTTCCAGAGCCTGACGCAGGACCTGTTCTCTATGATGAACCCCCTGCGATCTGTCAACATCACGCTCCGCGCATCCCAGCAGGAGATGGACGGCAGCGGCAACATCGTGTTCACAGGCCTGCGCGCGGTATTCCGTGGCAGACCCAAGACATTGGCAGCGGGCAGCGTCAAGAAGGGCTCCGGCACCGGCACCAGCTTGTCCATTGAGTGGACATACTACATGCTCGAGATCGACGGCAAGAAGGTCATCGAGATCGACAAGCTCAACAGCGTATTCAAGATCAACGGCGAGGACATTCTCGCACAGAGCAAGCAGCTTTGCTAAGAGGTAGGCAGGCGGGACCACCCGCCTGCCTTTGCAAATAAAAGGAGGAAAAACAAATGGCACAAGAAAACACCGAAAACAAAGAACTTTACAAGGTGAAGTTCTCCAAGCCCTACACATTCGAGGGTGAAACATATACGGAGCTTGACCTCTCCGGCTGCGACGAGCTGACAGGCCAGGATGCAGCCAAAGCGGAGAAGATCATGACAGCACGCGGGGACACCGCAATGTTCCCCGAAATGTCCTCCAGTTACGCTTTTGTTATTGCAAGCATGGGCACAGGCAAGCCCGTGGAATTTTTCACCGGACTTCCGCTGAGGGATTCCACAAAGGTGAAGAACCGGGTGCGCGCCTGCTTTCTGTAAGCGATACGGTGTAACGGACTACAAGTTTTCCCGCACACTCATGCGCGCCGCATCGGAGCTGGCCCAGGTAACGCACACGGGAATCGACTACTTTATGAGCATCCCGATCAAGGATTTTATCTGGATGTACAATGACACGGCGCAGCGGATGGAGAAGCACAAGCCCAAGCACCGATAACAGGGGGTGAAACCCATTGGCAGGAAAAACAGAATATGAAGTATTGCTGGAGATGGCCGCGAAGCTCGACCCTTCGTATCGCACAGCGATGGAGAACGCAAGGAAAGGCGTCAAGGACGTAGGCGAAGGCGCAAAGGAAGCTGGCGACGACATCGGCGTGATGGACATCGCCCTCGGAAACCTGATCGCAAACGGCGTCTCCAGCCTAATAAGCGCAGGAGCAGACGCAGCGCGGAGCCTGTACGGTATGGCAGAGGAAACGCGCGAGTTCCGGCAGGACCTTGGGACGCTGGAGACAGCCTTTAGTGAGGCGGGCTTTGGCGCAGAGACCGCAACGGACACATGGAAAGACCTCTATGCCATATTTGGTGAAGATGACAAGGCAGTTGAGGCGGCAAACAATATTTCCAGAATGGCAGACAGCGAGAAAGAACTCGCTGACTGGGTAACGATCACAACCGGTGTATGGGGCACCTACCAGGATGCCCTCCCCGTAGAAGGGCTCGCAGAAGCCGCCGGTGAAACAGCTAAAACTGGCAAAGTTACCGGCGGACTTGCTGACGCCTTGAACTGGAGCAGCGAAGCCGCCGAGATGTTCGCAGGCTATATGAGCAAGGACGTCGTCACAGCAGAGGACGCGTTTAATGAAGCACTGGCCGACTGTTCAACAGAGGCAGAACGACAGGCGCTTATTACAGACACCCTCATGACGCTGTACGGAGGCGCCGCGGACCAATACGAGGAAACGGCTGCAAGCGTCATGGACGCCAACGCAGCACAAGCAGAATATGCCCTGACGCAGGCGGAGTTTGGAGAAAAGATCGAGCCTGTGACAATTGCAGTAAAAAACGGCCTGAACGATCTGCTGACCAAAGCGCTGGAACTGATCGGCAGCGCAGACCTGGAAGGTTGGGCGGAAAAGATCAGCGGAGGGTTTGACTGGCTGGTCAATACCGGCCTCCCGTTCCTTTTGGACAATCTGCCGGCATTGGGGGTAATTGTTGCAGGAATTGCGACTTACTTTATTGCGATGAAAGTCGCAGCCCTGTCCGCCGCCGCTGCGGAAAAAGGAATGACGATAGCACAAATGGCTCTCAACGCGGCCATGAACGCAAACCCAATCGGCTTGATTATCTTGGCTATAACAGCCCTGGTCGCTGGGTTTATGCTACTATGGAACAACTGCGAGGGCTTCCGAAACTTCTTTATCAACATGTTGAACGGCATAAAAAACGCAGCCTCCGCCGTAGCCGAATGGTTCAAAGGAACATTTGTGCCGTGGATATCGGGCGTCTGGACGTCAATCTCAGACGGAATTACAAACTGGTACAACAACAACCTGGCGCCGGTCGTAGACAGCGTGAAGCAGATTTTCTCCGGAATCGTAGATTTTGTCAAGGGCGTTTTTACCGGAAACTGGGAGCAAGCATGGCAGGGCGTACAGGACATCTTCTCCGGGATCGTCGGAGCGTTAGAGGGCCTGTTTAAAATTCCTATCAACGGAATTATTAAAGTCTTGAACTGGTTCATTCGTAAGGTCAACGGAATTAAAATCGGTCCGCTGCCAGACTGGGACGTCCTCGGAGAATATGCAGGTGCAACGGTTGGCTTTAACATTGCCGAAATTCCAGCACTGGCGGAAGGCGGCATCGCTACAAAGCCCACCCTGGCCATGATCGGTGAAGGCTCCGAATCGGAAGCAGTTCTGCCGCTCTCCAAACTGGGCAGCCTCATGGACGGAACCGGAGGGGAAACGGTCTCCATCGTGTATTCCCCGAATATTACCGTTATGCCCGGAGCTAATGCCGCCGACGTAAAGGCAGCAACAGCGGAATCCTTCGAGCAATTCAAAATCTACATGGACCGTTATCTCAGAGAGAGAAAACGGCTGCAATTTACCTAAAGGGGGGCGTTTGAATGTACACCACACGCGCAGGACAACAGTGGGACGAAATCGCCCTGGAAGTATACGGAGACGAAATGCAC